TAATCCGCTCGTCAAATTAAGAAGCAACAGTGGCATCGAACTAATGACCGTTGGGCTACTCAGTTTTGCAACGGCCTCCACGCCAGCCGGTTACGACAATACTGCTCATTGGCCTTCGGTAGATAATAGGCCGTCGATCTCGGGCAGCACGCTGACGTGGGTTGGTCCAGTTGCTGGAGGTGCGTCGACTACTAATGACGTTCGACAATCGCTGGTCCTTACCAATTCCAGCGTCACAGGCAGCACCTCTGATGGTCAGGTTATCAGCGGCCTTAACCTGACGGCTGGGTTTGTTATCACTCATGCCAATGTGACGTTAAAGCGTTGCCGCATTACGGCTGGAGGTTACGCAACAGTTGGTCTGGGATCAGGGGGCACCATAATCGAGGATTGTTTGGTCGATGCTACCGGCAGCGCCGATCAGTTGATGGGTATCTCTTATGGTGGCGGTTCTAATTTTGAATCTTCTAACGCAACCATTCGACGTTGCAATATCGTCAATGCTGAGAACGATCTTGGTAATGGATGGGCCAGTTGTCTTATCATAGATAATTGGTTGCATGCCGCACTAGGAACCGGAGTGCGTCATGCCGACTTGATGGAAGTCTATTCGAGTACCGGTACCACCATTCAGCACAATTATTTTGATGGACATGACTATAACACCGAATTGAATTCCGGATTGAACGTGTCTGAAGACAACGGTTCAATAACTGGACTTCAGATTATCAATAACGCTTTTGTCAATCTGCCGTCATGGACAATTTGCTTTGGTGATCCGACGAATGAGGGTGGGTCATGCTCTGGCCAAAACAACGGCTTTTATCCCGGCGTCAACAATCGCGGGGCTGGTAACGGTTGGACTGGAACGATTAGTCCCAACACCGGCAACTTCACCATGGCGAACGCAACGGCAACTAGCGGTTCGCTGGTTAATGGAACGGGAGTTATGTAAATGATAGCAGCAAAACGGGGCTATCTTAATTAAAAAATGAGGCTCGGATAACGAGTTTCATTGTCCTAATGGACGGAGCAATAAGCTTCTAAGCAATCGGAATTAATATGATTCTTTTATTGCTCAACGACTCGGTTGCTGACCTCAACGTCTCGATATCTGGCGCCAGTTGCGCCGCTAATCCTGGATCATTAGCACCGCAAGACGCATTCGTTATTGGCGGGGCCGTGGCTACGGTTTCGGCGGGTTCGATACTGCCATCCCTAAGCGTCGCTTTAGCGGGTTCTGGCGTGTCGACTGCTGCTGGCACACTGAAGCCAAGCGTTGCTTTGACACTGATCGGGGCAATCGCTGCTGCCTTGGCGGGCAACGTCTCGCTCTCCGGTACGACCAATGCGCCGCTCAATGGAGCACAAGCCAGCGTCTTGGCAGGGTCGCTCAGCCTATCGCCGTCCGAAAACTTGATAGGCGCTGAGGCCGTTGGGCAGGCTGGTTTGCTGCCAATCTCGGTTTCGCTCACTGGCGATCAAGCCACCACCGCAGCCGGTAGCGTGTCGAGCCTATACGCCGGCTTAGCGAGTTTGGTCGGTGTTTCCGTGCAGGCGGTTGCTGGTCAGGTATTGGTATTTATCGGGCAGGTTCGGGTGCGGTTTCTTGATGTGCACGGTGCCATGCCGCCTTCAGAATTTGACGCGATCACACTCGGAAATTGACTGACAAAGGGGCGTTAGACTGACATGGACAATGCTAAAGTCTATCCCCTTGCCGTTGTACAGCTCGCTGCGGCGATGCCGCAAAGCTTGCTGACGCCAATCACAAATCTTGGAGGGATGACGGCAGTCACGCTTGACGTCGATTTCAGATATGGATCTGGATCGGGTACGGCGAGTATCATCGTAGCTACGAGTTTTGACAACGGAACAACATTTAGGCACATCGCTAGGTTCGATTTCGCGACAGCATCTGCCGTGAAGCAATGTAATCTCGAAGGACTGCTTTCGATGGGGGTCACGGCCTATGCCGATCTGGCGTCCGAGGGCGTGAATGACGGCGTACTCGGAGATCAACTCGCGGCGATCATAACGACAACCGGAACGTATTCCGGAACGACACTTGCCGTCCGAGCCTCCGTGCGATGAAATGGACAGCCTAACGGCATTCGTCGCGATCAATCGTCTCGGCGGATGAATGCCAGTAACACAGAACGATCTTGATTGGTTCGCGGCCAGACTGAGCATTGCGGTCTATGACACCAATCAGGAATACAGAAAGAGCAATATGGCAACGCCAAAACTTCAGGGCCTCGCGGAAGCGATGAAGAAACTTGAGCACGATCTTGAAGATGGTGCTGGCAAGCTGATGGTCAAGGTTGATGCGCTGGGTCCGCGCGGCCAGGCCGCGCTGGCCAAAGGTCACCAGAAGGTTGACTCCAAGGCGGCCCTTATCGGCGAGATCGAAACATTTGTCACTGCACTCGAAGGCGCAAACGGTGGTGACCCTTTGGACGATTCATCGAATACATCCGATCAATCGAAGCCCACTGAACCGGCGGCAAGTTGGGGACAGAAATAGGTGTCCGATCTTATCGCCGCGCTGGATAACGCTTTAGCCCAGTCCGGCGAGGATATCATCCTTCGCCGCACCGTTGGAGCGGCGCCGAACCAGATCAGCGTCGACGTGACGTGCCGCGCGCGCGTGGACGCGGCGACCGATACGCAGCTTGTGGCTGGAATTCCCGCAACGGATCTTAACGTCATCATTTCGCCCACCCAGATCAACGACGCGCAATGGCCGGGCGGGTCAATTCAGGCACTTCCGCCGTTCAATCTCGATCGACGCGTCCCACGCGCGGGGCCGACTGACAAGGTTCTGATGCGCGGGCAGCCGCCAAAGGCGGTGGCGTTCTCTAATCCGAAATTCATCAATGGTGAATTGGTACGGATCGATATGAGGGTCGCCGGCTAATGTTCGAAGGCTCGATTGATTCAATCGACCTCGATATTGAGGCCATCACGAACGAAGAATTTTCGCCGCAGGCCAGAAGTTCCGCGCTTGCCGATTTTGCACGGGAAACTCTCGCAGAGACCGAAAAGACCAATTCGGACGCGCTGGGATCCGTCCCGGATCATCTGACGACGGTTGATGGCGTTGCGGGTGCCGACGAAGACAAGGTTCGACCAGACGGCACGATAGAATATGCGTTCAGTCTGTCGTCCGACATTTTTCCGTGGATCGCGCGGATGTTGCAACAATTCGCTCCGGTCCGCAGCGGGCGGTTCAAATCTTCATTCGAACTATTTGCCGACGGCGCGGTAATCGATCCGAACGGCATCATTCCGCAGGCGGCAGCATATATTTTCGAATCGATTGTCGCCTACGCCAGCAAGATCGAAGGCGAATCCAAGCCTCCGGAATCAAAACAGGCACCGAACGGCGTGTTCGAGGCAGTGGCGACATTGGCGCAACAGCAGTTTGGCAGTCAGGCCAATATCAGCTTTTCATACCGCACGCCGTTAGATGGTTCTTCAGAACATCTGACGCCAGCCATCACCGTAACGCTAGGGTCGTAAAGCATGGCTGGCAAAGCGGTGGTTGACGCGGTATCTGCGATGCTCGCCGCGAATTGGACGACAACAGCTATCGTCGATGATGATTCGTCGGGACTCGGGACTGGTGACGGTTCGCCATATGTCACGATTGAATATCCCGTTTCAGTCGAAAATCAGATCACGATCGGCTCTCCGGGTAATAACGTGTTTCGGGAATCCGGCGCGTTTCGGATCGTTCTAATATCGCCGACGGGACAAGGGCTAAGTCAACCGCTCGCGTGGATTGATCTTCTTCGCATAATCTTCCGCGGCAAACAATTCTCAGGTGTTACGACTTATGCGCCGAGTCCAGGTGTCGTCGACAACTCGAACTACGTCGGCGGCAAGTTCATCATATCTTCCTCAGTTCCTTATTATCTGGATCTGTTCGCCTAATCATCCCTCGCAATTTTATCTGTCCGGCGCGCCGGCTTGCCTATGGAGTCTTAAATGACTGATCTCCAATCGACGAACCGCGTAAAACTCAGTGCCTGCAGGGAGACAACGTTCGGCGTTACTCCGACGAGTCCGATTTTCAATACTATCCGCGAAACGTCGAGCGGACTGAATGCGAATCCGAAAACCGTTATAACGTCAGAGATTAGAAGCGATCGGCAAATTTCTGACCTTATCCTCGTCGGTGAAGATGCTAGCGGCGCAGTCGGCGGCGAACTTGCATTCAATGTCGCGGATAATGATCTCGAAGAGGCGCTGCAAGGAACGTGGTCAAACAATCCATCGATCATTAATACCGGGGCTGGTACGCCGATTTCGGCAATCACCACTACCACGGCGACGGTCACCACTCCGCTGGGAACGCCATTCGTTGCTGGCATGTTAGTTCTCGCTGGCGGATTCACCGCAGCAGCTAACAATAATCTGCTGGCCACGGTCGCATCGTCGAGCGCGACCACCGTCGTATTTCCGACATCGACTTTCACGGCAGATGCATCGCCGCCTACCGGGGCATCCTTGCGCGTTGTTGGTTTCTCTGGCGCGTCTGGCGATTTGGTTGCAATAACTTCGCCAGGAAACGCACTGACGTCGACCGTTCTAGATTTCACCACGTTGGGAATCTCGGTGGGAGAATGGATCAAGCCCGGCGACGGCGATCATGCTGGCGATGCGTTCACCATTACTCCTGCGTGCAACGGCTTCTGCCGCGTGTCAGCCATCGCCACGCATAAGTTGACGCTTGACCGTGTCCCGGCCAGTTGGGCGGCCGACGCTGGTACAGGTATCACTCTCCGTGTCTTCTTTGGCGACTTTCTTTCGAACGGATCGACCAAGCGCTCAAACACGATCGAGCGACAATATCTTGATCATAGCCCGGTCGATTACGAATATTTTCTCGGCATGACGCTCAACACGATGGCGGTAGATACGAAGGCGCAAGCCATCGCGACCTATACCAAGAATTATCTGGGAAAGAGCGCCTCCATCACCAGCACGCGAGCATCAGGTGCGACCGACATTGCAGCACCGACCTACGGCGTTCTCAATACGTCGACGAATGTCGGACGCATAGGCTTTGACGGATCAACTATCGTCGGGCCTAATTACGTTCTAGCCGCAGCCTTCAACATCAATAACAACATTCGGTCGCAAACGGCCGTTGGTTCAATCGGCGCAGTAGGGACTGGTAACGGCGAATTCACCGTCACCGGCACACTAACCACCTATTTCGGCGATGCAACGATCTATAACAAGATCATCAATAACACGCTGACGAGTTTCGATATGCGTCTCGGCCGTTCTGATGGAAATCGCGAGTCCTATCTATTCGATTTCCCGAGCATTAAGCTCAGCAGCGGCTCCCCGAGCGTGAGCGGGAAGAACACTGACGTTACCATTCCATCAGCGTTTACGGCCATCATGGATGCGACCAAACTGTATACGCTTAGCGTTTCCAGGTTTTTTTATCTACCGATCATCTAGGTCTTTTTTGATTTGAGCGCTTGCTCAATTAGGCGGCGGATCGCCTCTGGACGGCCTGGCAAATCTTCTTTCTTGCGTCTCCAATCGTCCACCAATTTCGCCAAATTTGGCGAAAGGCGCACCATGACGGGCAGGCTTTCTTCTTTAGGCATGATACTTTGATACCATGGTATTGACGTGGGATAGCGTTGGTATTATGGTATCAAACTTTCAAACAAAGCGGAAGAGCCAATGATTCCGGCCAAGAAGTGGCAGCGCGTAGATCATAAGACATGCATCTATGCGCTGGCCGATCCGAGAACTGGCGAGGTAAGATACGTCGGAAAGACGACGCAGAAAACCCGTATTAGATTGGCGATGCATATCTCTCATGCCAAAAATCGCGCTGAAACTTCTCGCGGTTGTTGGGTTACACATTGGGTTAATTCACTGCTGAATTTAGACATGCGCCCGGAAATATTCGATCTGGAGATAATACCAGAAAACGGCGATTGGACTGAGGCTGAATGTTTCTGGATCGACGTGATGAAATCATGGGGTTTTAATCTCTGCAATATTAGAGCGGGTGGCGAGGCCGGTAACTTCACGAAACAGTCGCCTGAAACGATCGAGAAAAGAGTTTCTAAGCTTCGAGGTAGACCCGGCCGAAAACTTACAGATGATCAAAGAGCCTTCGCTAGGATTAATCTGGAAAGAGGAAGGTTGAACCGAATTTGGACTGCAGAACAGAGGGCCGCGCAGTCAATTCGAGGTAAGGAATTAGCCAAACTTTCTCCCAGAAAGGGAGGTGCGGAAAGTGTTCTATCGCGGGCCGTTCATGTCGATGGAAGCGAATACGGTTCTGTTCACGAAACTGCGCGGCAAAGAGGCGTCACTAGACGCACGGTGTATAATTGGCTCCGAGATGGAGCAGCCGAATATGTTGATCAGATCAATTTGGGGCGACCAGCACCCCTGCCGCTGAATGAATTTAAGGTCGCGAGGGTGCAACGTCACCGTTCGATCGAGATCGTCGGATCCGAAAAATATCCGAGTATGGCCCATCTTGCTCGCAAACTTGGACTGAATATATCGACGATAGCTTACCGACTTAAGCGCGGGCTTCCCATAGATGCGCCGCCTAATAAGACCGGCCTTCGAAATCGGGCTTGAGCTAAATCAGGAGAATCTATGAAGCTTTCTGCAATCAAGGTCGACTCAGCGCTCATCGAACAGGGCGACTGGGTCGACGGCATTCCGGATCTTCCGGGTATCCGTATCAAGGCGCGCGGGACGAACAACGTCGACTATCGAATCCTAGAAGGAAAGATGGTCCGCGAGATCCCGCGCACGCAACGCGCGGAGGGTGTAAGCCCTGCCGATCAGGATCGTATCGCCGGCAAACTTCTGCTAGAGACCGTCGTTCTCGACGTCGAAGGACTGACGGAAGACGACGAAGTGACGCCGATCAAATACACCAAGGAACTCGGAACCAAACTTTTCCTTGATCCCGACTTTCGCGTATTTCAGGCCGGCGCCGCTTATGCCGGATCTGTCGTGGCGCAGCGCCGCAAGGCCGACGAGGCCGTAGAAGCAAAAAACTAACCGACGTCCTGATCTGGCAATTAGATTGGGGCGCAAGCTTCGAGATGATCGTGGCGGCCGCCGGTCCTGAAGCCGCGCTGCTGCCCTGTGTCCTTACAAGGGTAGATTTGTTCGGTCATCTACAATTTGAGTGGAGCGCGTTTCGCTCACTTTCGACCGATCGCCAGATCGGCATGGCCCTTGGGCCGATCTCTTGGTCATCGATCGACCGTTTTGCCTCCCGGCACGGTTTGATCAGGGACGATTTCGACCGTCTTTGCAATCTCATCCAGGCGATGGACGCGGCCTACCGCGATTACCACGAAACAAAGAGCGCCGATGCCAAGCGTTGACGTTATCCGCAATATCACGATCAAGGGAAAGGCAGATGGCGTCGATGACGCGACTGCCGCCCTCAATCGTTTGACGGCCTCGATCGCCGCGGCGAATGACAACCTTGCCAAGAGTAATGCGGCTGGTAGTTCAGGCAGTGACGGTTTTACGGTTGCGGGCCTCAGCGCGGCCAATGCCGCCAATCATCTCAGGCAGGCAGCGGAGGCTGCCTATGCGTTTTCCCCGGCGTTCCGGGGCGTTGTCCAAGAAATGGCGGTTCCGGCCCTAAATGGCGCTAATATCGCGTTGGCGGCGATAGCTGCCGGGATCGTGACAGCTACTAACTATGCCGGGACTGGCGTGATTGCATTGGCAGGAGCGGCGGAAAAGGCAAGCCCGAGTCTCATGGCGTATACGGCCGGTATCAGATCGACTGGCATTGCCATGGAAGCGTTTAGTCCGAGCGTGGGAGGCGCGGCGACCTCGATCCTCTCATTCTTGTCACCGGCATTGAGGTTGCTTGGCTGGTTCGGACTTGCCGTCGAGGGGATAAAGCTGGTTGGCGAGGCATGGGATCTCGGCGGCCAAAAGTTGGCAGAATATGTGGCGCTATCTGAAAAGGCCGCCGCGTCTGGCCTGACGACCGATTTTTTCCAGCGGATTTCGAAGGCCGCGACCGATGCAAAATTGCCGGTTGACTCCCTTTTGGCATCGCTGGCGAAAATAAATGAATCGACGTTAGGAAAATTGGGCGGAAGCGCCGCTCAATTGGCAACAGATCCGTTGCAAACCGCTGGAAATTTTCAAGGTAATACCGGCGTCATGCAATTGCAGACCGCAAACAGCACCCAGGAAAAATTGGTAGCTATAGTAAGTCTGTACGATCAGGCGGTAGCGAAAGGCGAACGCCTTGCAGCCCTAGACGCACTGAGGGCGGTGGCAGGCGATGAGATAGCAAATAAGGCCGCGCTTGATAACGGTTATATGGACAAGATGCTCGCTTCCGCACTCGCGATTTCGGCAACGACGCTGATATCTCCTGCAGACACTGCGAACGCGGTTGAACTTCAGAACAGGCTCGACGCTGCTGAGAAAATTCTGTCGGAGCGATGGCACCCGATTCAAACAATCCTGACTGATCTTGGCGTCAAGATGCGTGAAGTATGGGTTGGCATCGTTGAACAAATTTCGTTTGCGGTTGATGGATTAGTCAAAGCACTAGAATATATAATCAAGATAGACTCTTTGGAATTTGGCAAAGGGTTCAATGGTCTGATGAATGGCATCGGAAATGGGATCACAAATCTAACGACGACTCCCCAAAGTCGGGCCGCTTCAGAAGCTTATTACGGAATTTCGAGCAATCCGACAGATATTGCATCGCAGGCAATGGATAATCAGCGCGCGTCGGCACAGGGACAAGCGCAGATGGCTGACGCCCGGCAAAGGCTTGCCGCCGGATTGAACCGGAATTTCGATACGTCGAAGCCGACGACGTCCGATCCCAACAAACCTGATCCGGCAAGTACAAGTGCATATGATACTGCAACCGCAGTGGTTCAGAAATATATCGAAACCACGAAGGCCGCATCGCTCGCCGTTAGTGACGCGGCTGGAGAACAGGAAAAGTTCAAGGTTATTGCGCAATTGACCGCAGCCGGAATCAAGGATGGCCTCACTCCTGAGGCGGCTAAATTGAAAGCCGGAATGAGTGATCTCGCCGTACAAGCCGGCGCCGCAGCCGACGCTCTGGCAAAAGCGAAGGAAGTCAGCGCTATTGATTTTGGCCGGAAAACTTCATTTCTATCAGCGGACGATGTTGCGATTGCGACGCAACTCAAGGGGATCTACGGCAACGATATTCCGGCGGCGCTTAACAGCACTTATGCCGCTGGTATCCGAGTTAACACCGCCTTCAAGACACTCTCAACGGCGATCGAAACTAACCTGACGCAGGGATTGACGGATATCGTGTCTGGCGCGAAGAGCGCGGGGCAGGCGTTCTCCGATATGGGCAAAGCGATCGTCACGGCGATCGAACAGATGATTGTCAAGATCCTAATCGTTCAGCCATTGATGCAGGCACTACAAAATTCTATCGGTGGCGGCGGAATACTATCATTTCTAACTGGTGGCATCGGCGGATCGGGAGCTGCCGCGCAAGCTGCGTCTGCAAGCACGCTTACAAATAATACTGGCGGCGCGTTCTTTGGTCCCGGTTTCCACTCTGGCGGTATCGTCGGCTCCGGCGAGGCTAGTTTTAATCGCTACATCCATCCCTCCTATTTCGATGACGCTCCGCGCTTCCATTCCGGAGGAATAGCTGGCGATGAAGTTCCCATCATTGCCAAGAAGGGCGAAGGGGTTTTCACGCAGGGCCAGATGGCCGCGATGGGTGGTGGTGGCGCCGTAAATGTCTCGTTCGCGCCTGTCTACAATGTGAAAGGCAACAGCGAGGATATCAACGCGCTGCGCCAGCAAATGGTACAGGATCAAGCGAACTTCGCGGCGAGGGTTGTCGCAACTGTTAAAAAAGCAAAGACTAATCGAGTCCTATAATGGCAATCACTTTTCCCCGCACTGACATTATTACGTCTGTAGGATATACCGATCAAACTTTCATGCTTATGTCTAGGCAGGAAATTAGCGGACAGGCAAATGGTGTGCTGAGGGGGAAGGATCTCGGCTCCGCACTTTGGACGGCTTCTTACACGACCATTGAGCTGCTCAATGCAGATGCCATAGCTTTTGAAGCGGCATTGAATTCATTGGACGGCCTAACAAATGCATTTGAAGCTGGCGATTTGCGGAATCGGTATCCGCGCAACTATCCTACCGGTTCTTTCACCGATAGCGGCGTGTTGGCTACCGTTGGTTCAAATAATAAATCGCTTTCGATAAGCGGCTTACCAGCAAATTTTGTCATTTCCGCTGGCGATTATTTCCACTTCACTTATTCGACTTCGCGTGCGCTTCACCAGGCGGTGGAAACGGTAACGGCCAGCGGTGCCGGTCTTAGTCCGGTGTTCGAAGTGCGGCCATTCATAAGGCCGGGTTATACTATTTCAAACGCTGTGACGTTCAAGTTGCCGAACGGTCAATTCATTCTGCAACCAAATTCAATTTCAACGACGTTAAAAAGCATGGTCAGCTCGGCCGTATCGTTCAAAGCAATGCAGTATCTCGCTTGACACGCACATTATCATCCCCAAACCTTGCCGCTCTTCAAGCACGCAATCTCGTTGCCCGCGATTTCCTTTGGATTGTTGCTCGCGACCGTAGCACTAATGCGGACGTACCCGATGGTATGTGGTCCGATGTTGGACCGATTACAGCCAGCATTATTGACCCGGATAGCGGTTCGCCTGTCTCAAGATCTTGGACCGGTACGGGAACACTGATTCAAATCTCAGATGTACCTCTAGTTTCCAATATTACGATTCAAAACGTTACCATGACATTGTCTCAGGTGAGCGACCATGTCAATTCGTTGGTGCGGACATACGACTGTAAGCAAGCACGGGTAGAAGTTTATCGCGGATTATTTGATCCCGTCACGCGAGTCATGGTTGACCCTGCGACTCCGCGTTTTGTCGGATATGTTGATAATATCGAAATTGTTACTCCGACAGAAGGTGCGAATGGTTCTGTTATTTTTACGTGTGCGTCTCACACGCAAGAAATGACTCGTTCGAATTCTGATACAAGATCCGATGCTTCGCAGCGCGTTAGAAGTTCAACGGATGATTTTTTTAATGATGTGACGGTGGTTGGCTCGTGGCAATTTTTTTGGGGAAAATCAACCGGAGCGATTACACCAGCGCCAACGTTCCAGCATCGTAATTTTTTCCAGCAATATCTATGATTAGAAAAGCGACACAATCGGACGTTGCTAACTTAGTAGGTCTTTTAAAAAAGTTTCATAAGGAAAGAAAATTCGAGTGGGCATTTAATCCGGCTCTATTATCAATAACATTTTCCAGTGCGATTTTATCGCCGGAAAATTGGATTTGTTTGACTGGCGAAGGTTGTTTGTTGCTCGCGACATGTTTTGTTAGTCCACTTGGGGCAGGAAAACTTGCCGTAGAATATTATCTGTGTGCGGAAAAGCCTGGTCAATTCGAATTGCTATTAGAGGCATACGAAACGTGGGCGCGGTCTAAGTCATGCGATCTCATTTCGCTTGGTTGCACGGAACGTTTCCCAGCCTTTCAACGTCTATATGGTCGGTATGGGTATCAACCGGCTGAAATGACTATGTCGAAAGTTCTTTAGTCAAATGCCGATTTTTACCGCAATCGCGACATTTCTTCTTGCTGGAACGTTCTTCGCTGGTAGTGCTATTGCCGTTGGCGTGGTTGCAGCCGGTCTAGGTATCGCAGCATCTATCGGTCTGAATTATGCCGTTAAGGCTCTGTCGGGAACGGCAGCCGCGGCCGATACAACCAGTCACTTCTCGGCACAAGGTACGTTGCAGACCGGTGGCGACATTCCGCGTTCGTTTAACCTGGGCTATAGCTCCACAGCCGGTTCACTTTCTTACGCCAACTCATGGGGAGCTTCGAGCAGCGGGGGCACTAATACTCCTAACGCTTACTTCACGCAGGTTATCGCAATAGCGGATTTGCCCGGCGGTACGCTATTAGAAGTATGGATCAACGGCGAATTATGTACGCTTGGCAGCACGGCGGAAGCAACCTACGGCATGGGGTTTCCTGTCACCCAATATAATGATGGCGCCGATCATCTTTGGATTAAGTATTATGACGGCACCCAAACAACAGCAGATTCGTTTCTTGTTGCCAGTGTTTCCTCTTCAGATCGACCCTATCCGTCGAGTCGCGTCGGAATAGGCGTTGCCTATGTCATTTGCACTTCGTTGGTTCAAGATACTCTATTTGCTGGTTTCCCGACTTTCAAATTTGCCGTTTCCGGAATCCCGCTTTATGATCCGTCGAAAGATAGCACAGTAGGAGGTTCAGGTAGTCACGTTTACGGGACACCTTCGACATGGGGCGGCGATGGCGATTCCATGCCAGCCGTACAAATCTACAATCTGTTGCGCGGTATGCAATACGACGGCGTTTGGTTCTACGGCCTGCAGAACATTACCGCGCCGCGTCTGCCGGTAGCTAACTGGATTGCGCAGATCGCCAAGTGTCGCGCCACCATCACGGGTGTAAGCGGCCTTGAGGCTACCTATCGTTCTGGCGGTCAGGTTACGATTAATTCGCAGCTAGCACTTGCAGTGGAAGCTATCTTAACGGCGTGTGCGGGCAGACTGTCAGAAGTTGGCGGCTTCTATAAGATTCATCTTGGAACGCCGGATGGCGCTACATTTTCGTTCACGGACGACAACATTCTATCGACCGAAGAACAGAGTTTTACGCCGTTCTTCTCGCTGGCAAATAGCGTCAATGGTATCGCGGCATCGTATCCGTCTCCCGCTCAAGGTTGGGCGTCTACGGTGGCCCCGCCATATTATCGAACCGATTTAGAGATTCTAGACGGCAACCGCCGTTTGTTGGCTAATCCGGCGTTCGATTTTGTACCTTATGACGCACAGGTACAGCGTCTTATGATGTCGTCGGTGCAAGAGGCACAGCGCGCCCGTCAACATACGATCGTGTTGCCGTCTGAGTATTGGATTGTCGAACCCGGTGATATTGGTTCGTGGACTTCGGTTCGCAACGGCTATTCGTCAAAACAATTCCGCGTTGATGGTATTATCGACAAGGGAAATCTTGATGTTACCATCAGTATCACGGAAGTTGACCCGTCAGATTATAGCTGGACTCATTCTCTAGATTTTACGCCGGTCACTATCGGGCCAACGATCTTTGTTCGGCCTACGCCGCAGGCAATTGGCGGATGGACGGTAACGGCTTATATCATCAATGACTCTAATGGTTTCCCGCGTCGTCCGGCTATCTTGTTGGGTTGGGATGGTACGCAGCCGGGAATATCCGGTGTCCAATTTGAAGTAAGATTGCAAGCAACTGGTGACGTAATATTACGCGGCAGAAGCGATCAATATGCGATTGCTTCGTGCGTGATTGCTTCGGACTCGATTCTTCCGATTACGATTTACGAAGTGCGCGGTCAATTCATTCCGAGTTCTCCGCGGGATACGCTTTGGTCTAGTTGGATCGCGGTCACGACTTCAAACACGTTTCTAACTCTTGTAGATTTCGACGCCGCCGTTGTGTCGATGCTAAATAATATTGAGCAAGTCGACGCACAGGCGATTCAGGACGCGCAAAATCTGATTGCGTCTATAGTTTCCAATCAAGACGCTAGAAATTGGACAGATAAACAGACGGTTAGGACTCAACTCGCGTCAACAAACGCGTCGGTCACGACCGTTGCAACTGCCCAAAGTAGTTCCGACGCCGCGTTTGCTTCCTATGAAGTAACAGTTGCTGCATCATTCGGAACCATCACTTCGTCCGTGACAACCAACTCCACCGCAGTGGCGCTATTGAACGGTTATGCTGCCGCTCAGTATTCGGTAACCCTCGACGTTAACGGATACGCGGTCGGATTCAATCTTCTGAATGGGGGCAGTGGGATTTCCGCTGCGACATTCACGGTTGATAAATTCCAAATCGCTTCACCGGGGGTTTCAGGTGGCGCCCCGGTACCGATCTTCACGGTTGCTAACGTTGGCGGTTCGCCAAAGGTTGGCATCCGCGGCGATATGATCGTTGATGGGTCTATCATCGCGCAAAACATCCTTTCCGGCACCATCACCGCAACACAGATCGCGGCTAATACGATCACCGCAAATAAAATAGCTACCGGGGAGATTACATCAGCATCCGGCGTAATTGGTGCGCTGTCAGTCAGCAGCCTAAGTATTGGCGATAATGCGGTAACAATTCCATATGTCGGGACATGTGGTGCCGTAGGCGGGAATACGGCTTATCAATCCGTCATAAATATCAGCGCATCTGTAAACACCGCGGGACTAGCGGGCAAAACAGTATCAGTTATTATCGCGTTTACAGGCACCCTATCAGCTTCCGGCGGCAGCCCATGGGGGGCGGCAATCGGCGTCAACGGGTCTACTGTAGGGGTGGGATTCAGCGGATTGTCATCGACCCAATTGAATTTTTCTACCACTTCGTTTTACTCGTTCACAGCAAGCGGCGGCACCGATACCTTCACGGTGAATGCTCGTTGGCTGGGGGATACCGGCGCAACATTAAGTGCGGGAATTCTGACCGCAACGGTGATGAAGCGATGAATATTCTATACGACATAACGACGGGCCGAATTGTTCAATTTGATAATTCAAACGTGCCGCCACCAAAGAGCGTAGGCACTGATGTTTTGACCATTGATGGCGAGTTGTCGGAGTATGGATTCGATACCCATACGGTCGATCTGAAATCAAAAACATTAGTTGTTATGTCGCTGACAGATCAGGCGGCGGCTAAGTTACCAAACGAGTTTGATGTAAAACAAGCAATATGGTCAGATTTAAGTAACACTGACAGCTATATGCTGCCCGACCGGGATGATATTACACCGTTACTCCGTGCCGCGTGGGTAACGTATCGAAAGGCACTGCGTAACCTTTCGAAATATCCTGCTGGCGGCACGCCACCAACACCATCTGCAATGGTAGCCGCTTGGCCTGTTAGGCCAAATGGCGTTGACGCAATTTCAGAATTACGAAAGAGAATATGACCGCATTTCCTAGCTACTCGACCGGTACCGTAGCCATTGGTACGAGTGCTATTGTTATCGTTGGCACCGGTACGAGTTGGTCCGGTGTCAACGTGCGACCCGGCGATGATATTGTCGTTGCTGGACATATCGTTAACGTGGTTGACGTAACCGATACAACGCATTTGGTTATAGATGCGTGGCCCTATACAGCCGTAACGGCTGGTGCAGCGTACAAGGTCTACCAGAATTCACCATTACGGTTCCTTGGCGGGCAGGCAATGGTTGACGTTTCGAATCTTGTCGGTGCGCTGAACACGTCTGGATTCTTTTTCTTCGTTCCGGTGGGTGCAACAGTTCCCGACCCGTCATATGGAAATGACGGGCAGTACGCCTATCAACCGTCTACGGGAAATTATTGGTTGAAGACCGGTGGCGTGTGGGTTGCGGCTTCGTCGCCGGTAAGTGGCTATGGTGGCACAAGCGCCACGTCAACATTGATTGCCATTGGATCAAACGCGTTCACAACGCAAGCGGGTCTTGCGTATAACGGCGCTCGTGTTCGCGCGACTTCGCAGGCAAACCACGCCAATTATTTGGAAGGACTCGCTACATATAGCGGCACGACGTTGACGATTGTCGCCGATCTTATCGGCGGTTCCGGCACGTTCACCGATTGGTATTTCGCAATAGCTGGTAATTTCACGCCCGGTTATGGTGGATCAAGCACAACATCGTTTGCAATCGCAACCGGATCAAAAACGTTTACCGGTGTTTCAACGTCTCTTGCCTATCAGGTCGGCAATTACGTTCGGGCTAGCTCTGCCGCTGGCGGTGTAAACTTTATGGAAGGGCCTATTACGGCCTATAGCGGCGGTTCACTTATTATCAATGTGACCAAAATCGGAGGTTCAGGAACTCATACAGATTGGAATTTGGCTGTATCCGGTGCACCCGGCACGGGTGATTTGCTTTCGACAAACAATCTGTCTGATGTAGCTAACGAATCAACTGCGTTAACAAACCTTAGCGGCGTTTCGTATCTTGCACAGACACTAACATCTGCCCAACAAGTTCTGGCTAGACAGAACATTGAAATCGCTCCGTTCGATGCTCTCGCCTACAACAATCTCATCATCAATGGTGGGATGGAAATCGATCAGGAACACGGTGGGGCGTCTTCAACGGTGGGATCCGCCTATGCCCTTGACGGCTGGTTTGTTCAAAAATCCGGCACGATGGTATGCGCGGCCCAGCAAATTACGGACGCCCCTCCGGGTTTTTCAAGTTCGTTGAAGGTGTCTATCGGCACAGCAGAGGCTTCGCTAGGTGCTGGGGATTATTGCCTCATCAGTCAGTTTGTAGAAGGCTATCGTTCGTCGCGGCTTGGCTTCGGCGCGGCGGGCGCTCAATCGGTCACGGTCAGTTTTTGGACTAAAATACATCGCACGGGGTCGTATTCCGGTGCAATTAGAAACGCGGCCGTCAATAGATCATATCCGTTCAGTTTCACGCAGAATGTAACTGACACTTGGGAATACAAGACTGTCACGATCAACGGTGACACCGCAGGGACGTGGATCGGAAACGCCAATGGCGTCGGTATTATCTTTACTTTAGCGATAGCGGACGGATCAACTGGCGTAGGCACAGCCAATGTGTGGGCCTCCGCTGCTTATTCGGGTGTTACAGCCACCACCAACGGCGTCGCGGCCACTTCTGACGTTTTCCAGGTCACTGGCGTATGTTTGCTCCCCGGTACCGAAGCT